CAGATGGAATTATAAATGCTAATACATTATTAGATGATGTACTTAAACCAATAACAAAATCATTTGTTCAATATCCATTTGAAGGATTGAATAAAATTACTTATGGTTTAAGACCTTCAGAGTTAGTTACCTTTACAGCAGGGTCTGGACTAGGTAAGACTCAAGTAATGAGAGAGGTAGTACATCACATTATAAAATCAACAGAAGATAATATTGGTTTGTTAATGTTAGAGGAGACACCAGTTATAACTTCAAAAGGTTTAATGAGTGTTGAAGCTAATCAAAGATTACACTTGCCAGATGTTCATGTAAGTAAAGACGAAATGAAAACATACTTTGATGCAACAGTAGGTACTGGTAGAGTATTTATGTTTGACCACTTTGGCTCTAACTCTATTGATAATATTGTTTCAAGAGTTAGATTCTTAGCTAAAGGTTTAGATTGTAAGTACATAGTGATTGACCATATTAGTATCATTGTATCAGACCAACAACATGGTGATGAGAGAAGAGCCTTAGATGAAATTATGACTAGGCTTAGAACTTTAGTTCAAGAGACTGGAGTATCTATGATAGTTGTATCACACTTAAGAAGACCAGAAGGTAAGGGTCACGAAGAGGGTGCAGCAACTTCACTATCACAACTTAGAGGGTCAGCAAGTATAGGACAGCTAAGTGACATGGTTATAGGGCTTGAGAGAGACGCACAGAATGAAGACCCTGAAATTAGGAACACTACTAGGATAAGAGTATTAAAGAATAGATTTTCTGGTATAACTGGTCCTTGTTGTGACTTAAGATACGATGTTGATACTGGTAGATTAACAGAGGTAAAGTCAGATGACTTTTAATAAGGTTGTATTTGATATAGAAACAACCATGACAGCAGATAAGATATGGTGTATTGTTTGTAAACATAACGATACCTATTATCAATTTAGAGAAGATAACTTACATAGGTTTGAAGAGTTTATAAAACAAACTGAAGAAGTAATAGGTCATAACATAATCGGATTTGACATACCAGTTGTTAATAAAATTTTTGGTTATGATTTGTTTTCTCATTGTAAGAAGACAGATACATTAGTACTATCTAGATTATTAAATCCTATGATAGAAGGTGGACACTCATTAAAAAATTGGGGTACTAAGTTAGGACAAGATAAGATACCCTTTGAACAATTTGATTTTTTTACTGAAGAGATGTTAACCTATTGTAGAAATGATGTAGAGTTAACAGATAGATTGTATAAGTTTTTAATTAATAAAACAAAAGACTTCGGACAATCTATAGAGTTAGAACATAAAACTGCAGAGATAATTCAAGCACAACATGATAAAGGTTTTAAACTTAATATCATTGATGCTTATGAATTACAATGTAAGTTTCAAGAAGACATGAATGATTTAACTTCTAAAGTTAGAAAAACTTTTCCACCTTTAAAAGTAGAAACAGAGTTTATACCTAAGTCTAATAATAAATCAAGAGGTTATGTGAAGGGTATACCTTTCATTAAAGTAAAATACAAAGAATTTAATTTAGGTTCAAGGCAACAGATTGCTGAAAGATTAGTTCTTCTTGGATGGAAACCAAAAAAGAAAACTGATAAAGGACATACGATTGTAGATGAGAAAGTATTATCTGAGATACATAATATTCCTGAAGCTAAATTAATAAAAAGATTCTTAATGCTACAGAAAAGAATTGCTCAAGTAAGTTCTTGGATTGAAGCTGTTAAGGAGGATGGAAGAGTGCATGGTAAGGTTATTACCAATGGAACAATAACTGGAAGGATGAGCCATCAGTCGCCCAACATGGCTCAAATTCCTGCTGTGCATTCTGAATATGGTAGAGAGTGTCGAGCATTATGGGTAGTAAACAAAGGTTATAAATTAGTAGGTGTTGATGCTTCAGGTCTTGAGTTGAGGATGTTAGCACACTACATGAATGATAAGGATTATATACATGAAGTCGTTAATGGAGATATACACACTACAAATCAAATTGCTGCTGGTTTGGAGTCAAGAGATGAGAGCAAAACTTTTATTTATGCATTCATCTATGGAGCAGGTTCAAAAAAAATCGGTAGTATCATTGGAGGTTCGGAAAGAGATGGTGAAAGAATTAAAGAAAAATTTCTTAGAGCAACACCAAGTCTTAGAAGCTTACGAGAAAAAGTGGAACGAATTGCTAGTAGAAGATGGGTCAGAGGACTCGACCAAAGAAAAATAGTAATAAGATATCCTCATGCAGCATTGAATACTTTGTTGCAAGGAGCAGGTGCAACTGTTATGAAATATGCGTTGACATTGCTAGAAGAATATGTTAGTATAAATAAAATAAAAGCCTACCCAGTAGTGAATGTACATGATGAGTTCCAATATGAAGTTGAAGAATCTAAGACAGAACAATTTGGAAAGTTAGCAGTACAATCAATTATTGAAGCAGGTAAACAATTAAATGTAAGGTGTCCACTAAATGCAAAATATAAAGTCGGAAACAACTGGTCAGAAACACATTAGTACACTAGCAGAGGATATCAAATCTTTAATTTCTGGTATCTCTGAAGGTAAGTCTCTGAACATGACAGACGAAAACATGGATGTATTCTTAAAAAATATTAAAGAAGCTATGTTAGCTTGGAATACACCAAGAGTTAGACCAGATAAAGAAGGACAATTAAGAATGTCCTCAATAGGTAAACCATCTAGACAACTATGGTACGATAAACATAGTCCTAAAGATAGGAAAGATGAAGACTCAGGAATGAATTTAAAATTCTTGTATGGTCATATCATTGAACACTTAGTACTTTACTTAGCTGAGTTAGCAGGTCATAAAGTAGAAGACCAACAAAGAAAAGTAGAAGTAGAAGGTGTGTCAGGACATATAGATAGTATAATAGATGGAGAGATATGTGATGTTAAGTCTGCTTCTTCATTTAGTTTTAAGAAATTTAAATCAGGTGAGATAGTAGGTGATGACCCCTTTGGTTATCATGCCCAGTTAGCAGGATATGAAGCAGGATGTGGTACAAAACAAGGAGGGTTCTTAGTTGTTGATAAATCAAATGGTGATATATGTTTTTACAAACCAGATGATATGGCTAAACCTAATGTTAAACAATTGATAACAGACTTAAAAGTATCATTAGAGAAAGATACACCACCAGAAAAATGTTACCCATTTAAAGAAGAGAAGAATGGTAATAAAACTTTAGCTATTGGTTGTCAATTTTGTTCTCATAAATGGGAATGTCATTCAGATACTAATGATGGTAAAGGTTTAAGAGTATTTAAATATGCAGCTAAGAATACTATGTTAGCTGATGTAGTTAAGCTACCTTTAGTAGAAGAGATAACAAGTCAATACAAAGAACAACTAACAAACTACAGTAAAAGAGTATGAAATGTTTCTACTGTAATGCAGAAGTAAGATGGAATAATGATTTTGATACAGAAGATACTCACCCAGAATCAGAACATACTATTGTTAGTATGTATGAATGTGATGATTGTCATACTTGGTATGAAGTCTTCCATCAAAAAAAGGAAAGTAAATGAACGCAAAACAAATGAAACCTATAAGAAGAAAAGCTAAACATATCTTAGTTGAATGGTTACAATCTTTGTTATCAAAAGAAGAAGCAAGTAAGATTAATTATAAAAATGTATTTAATTTTATGCCTAATCAAACTCATTACTATCATGGTGATACTTTTAGATTACAACCTTGGAGTTATAAGTGGATTGTAAAAAAATTAAAAAGAAATAAAGAGTTGACAATTGATGATTTAAATGATATGTTACAGCCATCAGAACAACAGTTACGAAGAAAGAAAATGGCAGAAGAAGGACCAATCAATGACAAGTAAAAATATGTTTAAAGAAACAAATTATGATTCACTTGATGAACAAGTTGATGGTACTCATTATAAGAGTATGAAAATACAACCAGCTTTATTTATAAATGAAAATCATTTAGAATTTGCAGAAGGTAATGCTATCAAATATATTTGTAGACATAAAGCTAAAGGAAAAGAAAAAGATATTGAGAAAGCAATTCACTATTTAGAAATGATATTGGAGAGAGACTATGACTAAAGAATCACAGATAACACAATTAGAAAAAAGAGCAAGAGGTTTTAGAAGAATCATATCTTCATTAAATGATTTACCTATGTATGGTATTAATGAACGAATAGATAAAATACTTCATGTAAAGATTGATGCATTAAAAGAACATCTTAAATTAAAAATTACTAGAAACAATGATAAGCTAAATGAAATGTATACTGAAAGTGTAGATAGTTTATCTGATGATGATGGACAACAAGGTACAGTAGCACCTGTAGAACTTGACCATCATGCAACCGATAAGACATTTGAAAATGACAGATAAGATAGTAGGACTTAATGGTCAGCCAGTACAACCAGTAAAACCATTAGATGGTATATATCATTTAAGACTTTGTTTAATAGGTTCAGATGATATTGATATTAAAAATATAGAAACATTTGGTATGGCAGATGATGGTTTTTTTATGGTTAAGTCTTTAAGCAATAAAAGATTTCCTGTATTTATGACTAACCCTGTTAGAATAAAAACAATTGAAACATATAAAGATGGTCAAGAACCTTTAACTAAATTGAGTGCAGAAAAAGGTGATGACGACTTTCTTGTAGACTTACTTAGAAAGAAACATGAAGACCAATCCAAAACTTAAACAAAAGAAAAGAGTTAAAAGAAAAGAAGCCCACCTTATGGCTTTTAAATTAATAATAAATAAACAAGGACAATTCATTACTGAGTTGTCTAAATATCCAATGGATAAAATTTCTTTACATTTTAAGAAACAAAATGCTGGTGTTATTAAAGCTTTGTTAAGAGAGTGTGATGCTAAGTTTACTATGCTGTCTGAAGATTTAGAAAAAATTGCTTCAGATGTTTTTCATTCTTAGATTTTCTTAGATTCATTACACATAAATTTAGTTGCTAATTTGTTATCATTAACTAAATTATCTTCTTGTGCTTTTATTATTTCTTTAGAAATTTCTAATGCAGAAATAGCACACTCTTTCCATGAATCATACTCACCTTTAACTTCTGCTGGTGGTAAACATTGATTGTTTAAAAACGAACATAAACTTATTACTAATATAAATTTCATTTCTTTTTCTTTCTTTTACATTTACATCTTGGTGCAAATAAAAATTCATTTACCCAAGCACTATACTTATCTAATACATCACAGCATTTATATATAAATTTATCTATCATTTTAATATTAAATTTACGATTGATTTTTCACCCATATATATTTCTGTTTCTGCTTTAGACTTAATACATTGATATTCTACATTGGCATTGTAAACTCTAGTAGCAATTCGTTTACCTTTTAAACAAACAGACATAGATTCTTGTATTCTATGTTCTTT